GAAGCTGCGCGTGACTTGGTTGTAGACGCACGATCTATCGAACTTATCGAAATGATTGTTGGTGCAACTGCTCCCAAGAAGCTGCCTATCGACGGTGGAGAGCATCCTACCGGCATGACCTGGCAGGACATTGAAGCCGAAATGTTCAAGAAGACCAATGATGGACAACTGCTCCGCAGTATTGATTCAGCGCACGAAGCTAAGATTCAGCGCATGATGAAGGAATTTGGTGGCGATAAGCCGCACCATCACGTATTCGGTTGATCTTATGGGGTGTTTCGGTGTATAATCGGCACACTGGACACCCCTTTCTCCAAGGCCCAGTAAGTTAGGTTGGATGCTGACCAAATTTACTGGGTACTCAGCTAAAACCTTAAAAAATATTTTTGCTAATTTACTCTATTTTTTGAGGAATCTATTATGAGTAAGACATTATCATCGGTAGCTGTTACCGAATTTGACAGCATGGTCAAGCACGCCTACCAAGGCTCTAGCTTGCTCCGTCCTGCTGTTACTGTACGAAACAATGTTGTAGGTGATACCTACAAGTTCCGCAACATGGGCAAGGGTCTGGCTAACCAGAAGTCTACTTCTGACCTGGTAACCCCTATGGACGTAACTCACGAGTTTAAGACTGCTACTCTGTCTAACTGGAATGCTCCTGAGTACACTGATATGTTCGATGCCGCTGAAGTAAACTTTGACGAGAAGCAGGAGCTTGCAAGCACTATCGCAAACTCTCTGGGTCGTCGATGTGACCAGCTCGTTATTGACGCTATGGACGCAGAAAGCACTTACGCTGCTACTGTAGCTCACGGCTCTGCTGGCCTGACTATGGCTAAGGTTATCGAAGCACAGGTTGCTCTGCGTAAGCAAGGCGTACCTAACTCTGAGCTGTTCGCTGTTGTAAATGCTGACGGCCTGGACGGTCTGCTGAGTGACGAGAAGGCTACTTCTGGTGACTATCAGAATGTTAAGGCTCTGGTAAACGGTGAGATCGACACTCTGTGTGGCTTCAAGTTTGTTACTGTTGAAGATCGCGCTGAAGGTGGCCTGACTGTTGCTTCTAACACTGTTGACTCCTACTTCTTCCATCGTTCTGCTGTTGGCCTGGCTATCGGCATCGACATGAAGACTAGCGTTGACTGGATTGCTGACCGTACTTCTTGGCTCTGTAATGGTGCTCTGAAGGCTGGTGCAGTTTCTCGCGATGGCCTCGGCATCGTTAAAGTTGAATACAAAGACAACGTGTAAGGAGAAATTATCATGGCTTTTTCACGAGACGGCTTATGCCGAATTGGTGGTTCCGGTGACTCTCGCGCAACTTGGGTGTATGCATCTACTGATGCACCTGCGACTGTTACTGGCTCTGGCTACCTGAACGCTGCTGCTACTGAGCTTTCTACTGGTGACGTTGTACTGGTAGTTGACACAGATGGCATCGCTGTAACTGTAACTTTCGTTAAGACCAACTCTGGCGGTACTGTTGATCTTGCGTCTGGCACAGCTCTGGGCGACTCCTAAGTAGTACCTGAATGGGGGCTTCGGCCCCCTTTCTTTCTAAATTAAAGGTTTATTATGGCAAGCAGTAAGCTATCGTTAATTAATAATGCACTTATTCTGATTGGCGACAGGCCATTGACCTCCCTGACTGATGGCACTCGCGCTCAGATTGTAGCTACAAACCTGTACGACAATGTTGTTGAGAATGAAATCAGCAAGCACCGCTGGGGCTTTGCTCGTAAAAAAGCAGAGATCAGCAAGGATGTAGCAGCTCCTGTAGGCAATGAGTGGCAGACTACATATACACTGCCAGCCGACATGATCACCCTGATCAAGTTGGAGCCAAATCTTCCATATCAAATTCTAGGCGACAAGGTTTACTGCAACTACAGCGGAACCCTGTATGCCGAATACATTTACAAGCCCTCAGAAGGCGACTGGCCTCCATACTTCTGCAAGATGGTAGAGTATGCCTTGGCTATGGACTTTGCGCCATCCATTAGAGATAGCGCATCATCAATGCAGTTGACAGCTAACCAGTATCAGAATGCTAGTCGAATGGCTCGATATACTGACTCACAGCAACACCCGCAACAACCTATAGTTGATAGACCATTTATTAATGTGAGGTTCTAATGGCGAAGTCACAAAACCTGCAAACCAGCTTTGCCAGCGGGGAACTATCACCATTACTGCTTGGACGCACCGACCTTGAACAATACTACAAGGGCGCACAAACTGCTGAAGGTGTAGTTATTGTCCCCCAGGGTGGCGTAAAGCGTAGACCTGGAACAGAGTACATAGATGGCGTACCTGCTGGTCTGTCGCGCGTAACTTCGCCAAACCCAACCATGCCTAACGGTGGCACTGCTGCTAACCTTAATGATGGCGATGACAATACTTTTGGCGAAACAAATGTTCTTTCATCTTCTGACCAAGTAGTTGCCCACTATGACCTGACAGCAAGCCCATCTCCGGCTTTGCCCTATGACGTTATAGATTTTAGAAATGCTGATCTACACTGGGATACTCCTGGCCCATCTATTAAAGACCCAATTGCAAGATACACAGCTACCTTAGCAGTAGAGCATTCTGAAAACAATACAGACTGGACTGAGTTGACCACAGCGGTAATTGATCAGCTGACGAAAAAAAGTTTTAGATTTAACATATCCAGCCTGAGCAAAAGATACTGGAGAGTCAGAGTTAAAGGGACTATTTCAACTTTTGGTGGGCGAGGATTTAGCGTAAGAGCTGGCGAGTTCGGATTCAAGCGTGAAGTTGTAACTTCAACAAACTCATTTATTCATGGGTGGGAGTATGGCGCAGATCAGTCATACTTGGTAGTTCTTAGTTCAGGTAGTGCAAGATTTTTTAGAGCGCCCCATGCTGGAAGCACAAGTACTGTTGAGGTTGCTAACGTTGTCTTGCCTTACACTACGGCACAGCTAGGGGATGTAAGAGTAGCTCAGACCGAAAACGTAATGCTGTTGTTCCATGAGGAACATCCTCCGCAGAGAATCATTGCTGATGGCCTAGACAATATAAACTCATTTGTAGTTGACCCAATCCCATTTACTAATGTGCCTCAGTTTGACTACAACGATGATAGCAGCCCTGCATTAACAGCAGCTGTTCAGGTTGCAACCTTTGCACATTTTGTTTCTGGCAACACTTTTCAACTAGATGTTGAGGGCATACTCAGCAAGAACATTACTTTTGTTGGTGATGGCGATGCAACATCACAAGGAAGTACAGCAGAGAATATTCGCAAGGGCTTGCAGGATATGCCAAACTTTGGCGACAGCGGTATAAGTGTAGAGCGAACAGCGTCCAATGAATACACCATTACGTTTGATGGCGAGTCCGCAAAACCTTTGGAGCTACTATCTGGATTTCCTACAGGATCAAACAATGTAAACTCTAGTGCCGCTATAGGATTTAGCAGAACTACAACTGGCGTAAGCAGAGAAGAGGATGTATGGTCTTCTGCAAGGGGTTACCCTCGCACTGGTGTTTTTTATGATGGTCGTCTGTGGCTGGGCGGAACTAAGTCTAAGCCCCAAAGTATATTTGCTAGTAGAGCTGGCAGCTTTTTTGACTACTTTATTGAGCAGGGCGATGATGATGAAGGCATCTTTATTACCATTGATAGTCGCGGCCTGACTGAGATAGTTGACATCAACCCCGACAGGGGCTTGCAGGTGTTCTGTGTTGGCTCTGAGTTTGTTGTTAAGGGCAATACACCAGCTACGGTAATAGTAGACCAGCAGACCAGGCATGGCTCTTTCAGCGTTGAATCGCAGAGCATTGATGGTGCTACGCTGTTTGTAGACAAAAATGGCAAGACATTGCGCCAGTTCTTGTTTAGCTTTAACGAAGATGCATTTACATCTAATGACATATCAGTGCTTTCGTCGCAGCTTATCAATCAGCCTGTAGATATGGCAATTCTTCCTGGAACCACTACTGATGATGCCAACTGGGTATTCATTGTAAATGAAGATGGTACTGCGGCAGTGTTGAACACTATGCGCTCTCAGGACATCAATGGGTTTACTCGCTGGACTCCTGGTGCTTCTGCGGCTGACGCTACCAAGAAGAACCTGATACAGAGCTGTGCTGTAGCTGGCGATCAACTTTATATGATTGTTAAAAGAACAGCAGGGGCAAGCACCTTCCTGGATATTGAGAGGTGGGACTTTGACAGGCTGCTCGACTCTGGTGTTAAGCAGACAGTAAGCACTACTGGCAGCGACATTACTCTAAGCGTGGGAAGCAGACTTGAAGGTTACAGCTTGGGCGTTCTTGCTGACGGCAATGTTCTGCCTAATCGCACTGTAGCTAGTGGCAACATAACTATTACTGCTGCAGAGATGGCTGGCACTTCATCTAGGGTTATTGAGTTTGGCCTTAACTTTAACTGCAAGGTTAAGCCAATGCCGCTGAACACTAACCCTGGCACAGGAAGCGGGCAAAACACAATGAAGCGCAAGAAGATTGTTCGCATGAATCTGCGTGTATATGAAAGTGCAGGTGTTCAGATTGACGGCAATGATGTGCCTGTAAGAAAGTTGGGCGAGTCAGAAGACAGTCCTCTTAACACACCATACACTCCGAGAACTGGTATCATACAAGATGACAACGGTGGTAATGGATGGGACACAGAAGTTGTTCCAGAGATTAATGTGCCAAGCGGTACGCCATTCCACATACAAGCCATCGGGTATGAGGTCGAATCTTCGTGAGTGATGTTGTAACTCAAGACGCTATATACAAGCTACAAGAAGTAATGAAAGACCTGCCAAGGGCAGATGTGCAAACAAGACACCATTTTTCTGACGGTATGTATGCCAGGGAGATGTTTATGCCAGCAGGGTCATGCGTAGTGGGTGCGCTGCATAAGACGCAACATTTGTATAGCGTAGTGAAAGGTCACTGTTTGGTGACTAGCCAATACGGCAGTGAAGAGATACAAGCCCCTTTTTTGGGCGAGACAATACCTGGCACTAAGCGGGTAATATATGCAGTAACGGATTGTGTGTGGATTACATACCATCCAACAAACTTAACTGATGTGGATGAAATAGAGGCGGCTCTAGTGGAGCCAGAGGTTATATAGATGTCATTTTTAGTCATTGGTTCAATTATGGCTGTTAGCACAGGCGTTCAGGCGTACGGTCAGATACAGGCTGGTAAGGCCCAGGAAGCCGAGCTAAAACGTGCTGCCGAAGAAAGGCGCATACAGGCTGAGGGTCAGGAGCTACAACGTCAAGAGGCTCTTGGTAGGGCTTTGGCGGCTAATGCTGTAGCAGCAGGTATGGGCGGAATTAAGATGGAAGGCACACCAGCTAGCATTGCTTTAGAGACCGCAGAAACGGCAAGCCTTGCTGGCGGTATGGCTAACTTGTCTGCTAGGCTAGAACAAGCGCAGTTGCGACGACAAGCTAAATCTGCTCGTGTTGCTTCTAATTTTGCAGCGGCTGGAACCCTACTTGATGGCGCTAGTAGTGTTATGATGGGGTATGAAGGGTACAAGGCAGGTAAAAAGTAATGGCACAAAGACCAAGACAAACTAGACTTCAGTTTCAATCTGAATTTCGCCCTACCAGCATAGACACTATGGCTGCTGATGCAATGCGTCAATTGGCTGGTTTAGGCCGTCAGATGCGTCAAACTACTGAGGAAATAGGTAGGCCCATAGTTGAGCAGGAAATGGCTGAGATGGGCGCTAAGGCCGCAGAAACGGCAGGTACAATAGACCCCGAAACAGGCGCTCTAGTTGCACCCCCAGAGTTCAAGAAGTTTGGCTGGGGTTCGCAGCAATTTAACGCTGCTGTTCGCAAGGGATATGAGGACAACCTATCTACCTCTGTAGATACAATTATTGCGGATGCTGAAGCGCAACACAGTGACGACTTAGTGGGCTACGAAAATGCAATCAAGGGTTCTCTTGATGGGCTAAGAGCTTCTGTACCAGATGCGTACAAAGGCTCTGTAGAAAACATGATAACAAGGGTTGGCGGCAGGGCGGCTAGGAATGTTGCTGAAAGAGAGCGTGTTAAGATTCTGGAGCAATCTGCTAACAATGTTATCACAGAAGCTGACCGCTTAGAGAAAGAGATTCTCCAAGCCTCTAGAGACGGGGAAGATACTGCCGAACTATATGGTCAGTATGTCGTATCCTTAACTAACCTAGCTGATCAGGGCGGTGTTGACGCGGCAAAAGCTCAGGCCAGAATTGATGGCTTGGCTGACAACATGGTTGTAGAGGGCGTTATCGGTGAGTTCAATAGAGCTATTACTGCTGAAGGCGATTCTAAGAGTCAGGCTTTCAATGCACGAGCTATAGTAGAGAAGCTGCGCGACAAACCTGATAAGCGATTGACCCCAGCACAGAACGACACCTTGCTCAACAAGCTGGATGTTCAAGTATCTGCGCTTGAGTCTGCTAACGCAACCGCTGCTGCCAAACTAACCTCTGATGAAATGATCGAGCTGTCCAATCTAGACATTGAGATTGATAATGCAGTCTTAACGCCCAAAGAGCTTTCTGATAAGGTATATGATCTATTCGATAGGGGTGTAATTAAAACAGCAGACGGCATATCTAGCCGAATCAACAAGATCAATAAGGGCCTTAGAGATGGAGTTCGTAAGAATACTGGCATTGCTGCTGTTGCTAACCAAGTTGCAGGACAAGAGCTACCAGAAGACCAACGCAACCGGGTACTGAACCAGCAAGATGTTGATAACTACTATGAGGTGGCATCTCCCCAGCTTAGTGATAATGATGATATTCGTAGCGCACAGCAGACTGGCATTGTGGTTAGGACTGGATATGTGCCTACAGAGCTGCGTACAGAGATTCGCAACGGCTTGGTATCCCAAGACCCAGCACAAGTAGAGTATGCGGTAGAGACAATCCAGCGCATCCAGGAGGTTCCTGGCATTGGAGAGTCTGCATTTAGTGATAGCGAGGTTGCCTTTGCTTCTCAGGTTGCGTCCCTTGCAGAGTACCTGCCTATGGATCAGGCAATACAAGAGGCTCGTAACATTACTGCTACAGGCAGACCACAGCAGAAGGCTATGGTTGAGGCTCGTACAGCGCAGATCAAAGATGAAAAGGATGTGTTCGCTAACGCTTATCAAGATGAGCTTGCCGATAACTTTACTGCATGGCAGTTTAGGTCTGAGAGCGACTTCAAAGAGCAAGGTGCATTTGCTCAGATGTCAAAAGATTATGGCCGCTTGGTTGAGCAGTTTTACAAAGCGGGTATGGTTGATATTGAGTCTGCCAAGGCAAGGGCTATGGGCTTGATTAAGGCCAACTGGAGCGAGGGCGAGTTTGGTCTGATGAAGTATTCACCAGAAAGGTTTGGGGCTTATGCGCTACCTGGAACTGGTGACACTAGCTACATCCGTACACAGGTTCAAGAAGACTTGGCGGCTGGTGGCTTAGAAGTTGCCGCAGAAAATATCTTCTTGGAGGCTGATGCTGAGACCGCAAGAACTGCGTCTACAGGAAAGCCTAGCTATCGCGTTCTCGTAAGAACGGAAGATGGAACCATGATGACTGTGGACTTAATCAACCCCGATGGCAGCACAAGCTCTAGGTTTGTTCCTGACCCTGAGCAGGGAAGGCTAGACCAAGAGGCTAACATCAAAGCTGCGGCTGAAGCGGGACTTACACCTTATGGCAAGCCAACAGGTAAGAGCTATACAACTTTAACTGAAGAGCAGCAGGATCGTCTAAGAAAGGCGCTGGGTGGAAGCAATAGCCCATTTGCTCTTATTGGTAAAGGTGTAGAGAGTGCAAAAAATGCGCCAAGCAAAGTAACTCCTAAAAATGTCAGGCTAGTCCTTGAGCAGACTGGAGTGCCTTTTGTTGCAGGTCAACTTAAAGATGCTTTCAGATTTATTAAAGAATCTGTCAAGCAAGCTAGTGACGACTATGTTGCATCCCTAAGTAAAGGAAAGAGTAAGTAATATGCCATTTGTTCCATCTACTGAGACACAGTTTCTGCCAGAGAAGATGCTTACTGAGCCGGAAGAGCAGGTTCTCCAAGAAGAGCCTACTATGGGTGAGGTTGCTGGTGCTTTGCTTCGCACAGAAAATATCATTGGCTCATGGTGGACGCAGCCTGTAGGATTGCCTGATACCAAGGATGATCCTACATTCGATGCCTATGAGATGCTTACAGAAGATGAGCGCAATGATGAGCAGTTTGTTAAGTCTGCTGTGTTTGCTGATAATGATAGTGAGCTAGAGGTTCTGCGTACTCAGTTTGCCAGAGAGCGCAAGGACAGAGAGACTATTGCTAAAGGTGGAGCCACATCATTTGCTCTCGCGCTTCCTATTGCAGTTGCTGACCCTATATCCCTGATGACTATTGGTGGTGCAGTAGCTAACACTTATCGTGCTGGTAAGAGCATACTGAGCAGCGGCTTAGTGACGGGTAGCCTAGTTACCGCAGAGACTGCACTACAGGAATCAATGCTCCACTCCACACAGCTTACCAGAACCTATGGTGAGTCTGCCGTTAATATGGGTGCAGCCTTTCTTCTTGGTAGTACGCTGGGTATGGGTGTGCAGAAGCTGGCTAACTACGGCCTAGATGAAGAGGCCACAAAAGCATTTGCTGATGCTATGGATCCAGAGGCTAAGATTGCTAGAGGTCAGAACCCAGCCCTCAGTGATGAGAATGTAGCCCAAGGATTTGACAGTGTGGGTGCTGCAAGAACTGTAGAGGGTACATTTGAGGTCAAGGGTAAGGTAGCAAAGGCGCTTACCAAATACTTTGGCTTCAGCCCCCTGACCCGCACTATGACCAGCGACTCCCTCGTTACTCGCAGGATAGCCAATATGCTGGCAGAGAACCCAGTCGATGTTGATGGCGCACCCCTGCAATCTGTTGAGTCCTTGGCAAAGATTAAGGGCGGTAGATTGGCATACGCGATAGATAACAACACAAGGCTGTTCAGTGAATACCGCAAGTCTGGCGGCAAGATGAAGCGCAGAGAGTTCAATGAGGCTGTTGCTAGGGCTGTGCGTACAGGTGACAGTGAGATACCGCAGATCAAGCAGTCTGCTGATTACTGGCGCAACGAGCTATACAACCCACTCCGCGATGAGATGGTTGCACTCAAGATGTTACCTGAAGATGTAGATGTCACTACCTCTGTGAACTACCTCAACAGGGTCTACAACACACAAAAGATCAGGGCTAATATGCCATCCTTTGTGTCCAAGGTATCCAAGTGGCTGAAAGATAAAGATGAATCCCTTTACCAAGAGGCCAAGGATGCGGCAGATGAACTAGGCGAAGATGTAGCATTGCCAGAGGGTAAGCCCATAACTGCATTTCACCGCACTACCGCAGAACCTTTTTTTGAGTTTAAGAAAGGAGATAAAAGCGCACATAGCTATGCAGGAAGTGAAGGCATTTATTTTTCTCGCCAAAGTGATGACCCAAGAACTATTGCATTTGGAGCAAATCAGGTAGAGGCAAGTGTTTACATTAACAATCCAGCTCCAGTGCAGACAGTTACCAGTTCATTTGACGGGAGAGATTTTACTTTTGTCAGAATTGATATTGATGAGGTTCCGGCAGATTTAGATAGCATAAGAACTATCAAAGATGGCGATATAGCCACCGTTAAAGATTTATCAAAAAAAGAACTAAATAAATTAGTTAAGTCTAAAAATTTATTTAGGATGATTGACCCAGAGAGATTATTTCCAGAGGATGTTGCTGCAATGAAAAAAGCAGGGTTTGATGGAATAGAAGTCCCAAAAGGAAAAGACAAACCTCCACAGGTTGTTGCTCTAGACCCCAGTCAAATTAGAGTTAAGTCATTCAGGGAGGGCGGTAAAGTTATTGATGCCCCCAAGCCGGAAACAAAACAACTTAGCAAAGCAGAGAAGGCAAGGCTCCAGGCTATCATAGATAAGGCTGAGTTCAAGAAGGGTAAGGACTTTGAGCCTGAAGATTATGAGAATATTGCCAGACAAATCGCACAGCGCATTACGGGCACTCCTGATGGACGACTGCCATACGACTGGAAGATGGGTGATGGGTTTAACACAGGAAGCAAAAACTCCTCACTAGGCGGGACTGCATTAAGAGGCCCACTGCGTAATCGTAGGTTCCTCATTGAAGATGAGATTATCGAAGAGTTCCTTGAGAATGACATCGAGGTTCTTGGTATGCGATACCTGCAACAGACTGCGGCTGACATTGAGTTGACCCGCAAGTTTCAGGGTGTTGACTTAGAGCCTGAGATCAAGCAGATTGCAGAAGATTATGACAGGATGGCAGCTGATGTCGATAAAAGAACAGACCTAACAGACGCTCAGAAAGAGAAGCTAAGAATTAAGCTGGGAAACCAGAAAGATGCCGACATTAGGGACATTGCTGGTATGCGGGACAGACTGCGAGGCGTGTACGGATTCCAAGAGGATAACATCTGGACGCGTATTGGTCGATCTAGTCGTGACCTCAACTACCTGCGACTGCTGGGTGGCGTAACCGTATCGAGCTTGCCAGATGCAGCACGAATCATTATGGCTGAGGGTTTTGCTAAGACCTTTGCTAATGGCTTGGGGCCACTGATTGCCAATACCAAGCAGTTCAAGATTGCTGCGGCTGAGGCCAAGAGATATGGCGTTGCGACTGACGCAATGGGGCCAGGTGGCAGATCATCTATTATTGCTGATGTGGGTGACTATACTCAGGGCGGCACTATGCTTGAGCGAGGACTACGATCTGGCGCTAACAAGTTTGGTCGCGTTAACTTCCTCGACTACTGGACTTCGGGAATGAAGCAGCTACACGCTGTTACAATGCAGACCTCTATTTTTGACGGACTATCTAAGGGCAAGTACGACAAGCGATTGGGCCGACTGGGTATTGATGAAGAGTCTGCGCGTAGAATGTGGAAGCAGGTCGATAAGCATGGCTCAAAAGAAGACGGTGTTTGGATACTGAACGCTAAGAACTGGGATGACCCAGAGCTAGAGCAGATGTGGGGCGCGGCCCTGCGAAAAGAGTCAGACCGAGTAATCGTTGTTCCTGGACAAGAGAAGCCGCTCTTTATGTCTACCGAGATGGGCAAGAGTATCGGGCAGTTCAGATCATTCATTATGTCAGCCACAACTCGCGTGTTGGTTGCAGGGATTCAGGGTCAAGACCAGAATGCCATAGGCGGCTTTATATCGCTGGTTGGCATGGGTGTGTTTACCTACTACCTGAAACAGACTATTGCTGGCAGAGAGATCACTGATGACCCAGTTGCGCTGGTAATCGAGGGCATTGACCGATCAGGTGCTGTCGGTATTCTTGGCGAGATAAACAATACTCTTGAAAAGATTTCTAGCAATAGTGTAGGTCTGAGACCCCTGACTGGTGTAAGTGCGCCAGCCTCCAGGTTCTACTCTCGTAGTGTATCAGAGTCCCTGCTGGGGCCAACATTTGGCAGCTTGTTAAGTACCACTGTAGCCGCCAGTAATGCACTAACCTCCAGTGAGCCAATGACTGAGGCAGATGTCAGAGCATTGCGTAGATTGGTACCATTGCAGAACCTTTCTATCCTGCGAGGAATCGAGAGATTGGCAGAATAGCTGTATAAAAAATGATCAAAATTTAGTATAATCCACATATCGAAACAGAGGATAATTTAATGTCTACCGTAAACGTAAACAACCCATTCAAGGGTGTAGGCCCAAACCTGACAGGTGCTGTTCGGGACATCGTTGCAGTGACCCCAAATGACAGTGCTGGTACTGCGCCATTTGATAATGACACTGTGGCTATTGGCCTTTACATCACCACTGGCGGCACTGTAAAGATTACTACTGCTGCTGGCACTGATAGAACAATTACTGTACCTGATAACTTCTACTTGGTTTGCTCAGTAAGCCGAGTGTTTAGCACTGGTACTTCTGCAACAGGCATTCACGCACTGGTGGCATAAATGATTGGCGTTGGCGCTACATTATTTAGAGTTCCCACTGCCTATGGTGCTGCTAAGTTCAGCCCCAAGTCTCTCTTCGCCAATGGTGAGGAGGGTGCTTGGTATGACCCATCCGACCTGTCATCTATGTTCCAGAACAGTGATGGCACTGGAGCTGTGTCAGTAGACGATCCGGTAGGCTACATCCAGGACAAGTCAGGCAATGGCAATCATGCTATCCAGGCTACATCCTCAAAGCGACCGCACCTGCGACAAGCTGGCAGTCTATACTACTTGGAGTTTGATGGAGCTGAAGATGCCCTACAAACCTCAGCGATAGACTTTAGCGGTGGTGATCAGATGTCAGTGTTTGCCGGTTGCCGTAAAGATCAGAATGCCAACATGGTTGTAGCAGAAATTTCCTCTAGCATCTCCAGTAACAATGGCTCGTTTAGGCTCTTTGCTGGCTCTAGCAACTTGTGGCGATATAGCTCCAAGGGAACCAACATTGTAAACGGCTCGACCACTAGCTTTTCTGCTCCTGTGACCAGCGTACTCACCGGCACTAGCGACATTAGCGCAGACCAGTTGACCCTTCGTGTAGACGGAAGTGTAGAAGGCAATCCTACTAGCGACCAGGGAACAGGCAACTACGGCAACTATGCCCTTAATATTGGCGCACGAAATGATGGGGCCAGTCTTTTGTTTGATGGCAACATCTATGGCCTGATTGTTCGCAACACTGTTAGCTCTGCTGCTGAGATAGACAATGCAGAAGGTTACATGGCTACCAAGTCTGGAGTTACCCTATAATGAATACGTTCGCCACAATCATTGTTAAGAACTCAAACAAGGCTGCTGCTCAGGAACTACTGGGCAGCGAGTTCTTTTCCATACACCTCAAGAAAAACCTCCGCAACTACTGGGCAAGCTCAGGTTCGTTCCTGACTTCCGAGTATGAGGCTATCATGGCTACCGATCTAGTGTTTGCAGTTAAGACAGATGATGACTTCTACACTGCTATCGAGAAGCTAGGTATGACCCGCATAGTGATCGAGGACGAGTAATGCCAGTCACAGGGGCAACTACAAGGAATGACTATGTTGCCAGTGCTGGGCAGACAGTCTTTGCTTACACATTCCAGACCCTTCTAGCCAGTGACCTCAAGGTCATAAAGAATGGCACGACCCTCACTCTTAGCAATGACTACACAGTATCCGGTGTGGGTGTTGCTGGGGGTGGCAATGTTACCCTGACCTCTGGTGCTACTGGCGATGACACTGTAAGCATACTGCTTGCTATGCCAATTGACCGCACCACCGAGTATCAAGAGGCGGGTGACTTCCTGGCCTCAGATGTAAACGGTGACTTCGACAAAGCCTATGTAGCAATGAATCAGCTACAGACAGCGATTGAACGCGCACTGCACATCCAGGATCAGGACTCTACTGCAAGCATGGTGCTGCCACTCAAGGCTGACCGAGCTGGCAAGTACCTCAAGTTCAACTCATCCGGCATCCCAACCACCGTTACTGGCACTCTGTACTCTTCTGCTGACCTGGTTAGCATTAAGTCATTCGGTGCTGTAGGGGATGGGGTGACTGACGACACTGCTGCCCTTACTGCTGCCCTCAACTCAGGCGATAACCTGTACGTCCCAGAAGGCGTATTCTACATCCCAGGCTGGTCTACCATTACCATGACCACACCCCTGAAGATGCAGGGTACAGGGACTATCAAGGGCGACAACAAGCAGCACACCTTCGTTAAGATACTCAGCGATCTGCACATCACTGGTATTACCTTTGATAACCTGGAGTTTGTTTGCTCCAACGTGAACGCAGACAGTGGCAGTGTGGGCCGATTCTTTATGGATGGTGTGACCATTCAGAACTGCGGTGCAGGCATATCCTTAGAGCGACCTGTCAGTGCATTCGCTGTTACTGGTTGCTACTTCAAGAACACTAGCGTCAACAAGCCTATCCGTATAGGGCGTAACAACTACTCCCAGCAAGACACCTGGGAGAACATGGTTGTCAGCGGCAACACCTTTGAGAACACCAGCACCACTGGGTCTAATGACTGCAACGTCATTCTGCTATATGGGCGCAGGGCCACCATTATCGGTAACGTGTTTGATGGCGCAACTGCGGTGGGTGCAGACCAATACTTCAGTGGTACAGGGTCGCAGACTGCGTTTACCCTAACCCAGAACAACCTGAAGACCACCGAGGTTACTGTCTACATTGATGGTGTCGAACAAGAGAACACCGATGAGACAACCCTCTGGACTATCAGCGGCACTACCCTGACCTTCACGACAGCACCTGCATCCGGCAGCAACAACGTCAAAGTTGTATGGTTCGGTGAGGCGGCAGCGGTGTACACCAAGTGCAGATACGCCACAGTAATAGGCAACAGCATATCCGGTGTTACTTCTGGTAACGTGAATCTGGTCTATGGTATCAACGTCAAGGGTAAGGGCAGGGGGGATACTTCCGCACCCCAGGGCTACAACGTCACAGTCATGGGCAACACTCTGCTGGGTACAGGCATTGGTAGCGGTATCCGTATCCAGAATGACTTCGTGAATGTGTGCGGCAACAACATTGAATACTTCCGCTTCGGGGTGAATGGCAACACCAACCTGCACAAGAACAACAACATCTCCAACAACAATATCTTCAGGGCCACGCAGTACGGCATTCATGTTATCCAGAGTGCGACCAACTATGTGATCGACGGAAACAACATCGAGGGATTTGTTGAGGGTGGAGAATACTTCCCGATAGCTGGCATCAAGGTCAGAGCTTTTGGCACGACCACCAACTACAATATCTGCAACAACAACATGAAGACCTGCAAGAAGGGCATCAAGCTGGATGCCAACAGGGATAGTGCTTATAACGGTCAGATACAGGGAGTGCAGATAGCGAACAATAACTTCGATGATGTGGACAGTAATGGAATTGAGTTCGAATACTGCGACACAATCACGATCCGAGATAACTTGTACCATGGTGAGGTAGCCAACAACTACATCCGAGCCATCGAGCCTAACAAGAACGTAACAATCCAGGACAAGCGGGTGAAGAACCTGGACACCTCTGGCAGTAGTGCGGTTCAGATATGGAACACTAGCATTGTAGATCAGGCAGTCAAGCTAACAGCCACTGTGCTGGGCAAGAGAGCCGATGATGCAGAGCAAGCCGTATATAAGATAACCGCACTGTTTAAGGTGGATAGTGGAACACTAGCTCAAGTTGGCACTACGGTTACAGAGTACGCCATTGAGAGCGACAGTGCATGGGTGGGGGCAACATTCTCCACATTTAATAATGACATAACACTCAGGGTGCAGGGCGAATCAGGCTCTATAGACTGGTCTTATGAAACAGAATACACATCAATCACATCAGCGACATTCTAAGGATAAAGGCATGGTCGAGGAAACGAAACAGGTTGTGGACGTTGCAGCCGCATCTACAGGGATACTGTCAGTAACAGCTTGGTTGCCACCAGTGGCATCATTGTTTACTATTATATGGCTAGGGATTCGTATATATGAGTCCGATACCGTACAAGGGTTACTGAGGAAAAAGTAATGAGCTTGCTCTCCCTGATTACACCTGTCACTAAACTTCTCGATAAGTGGATACCTGATGCCGACACCAAACAGAAGATTGCTGCTGAACTCTCAACGCTTGCTGAACGCCACGCGCAGGAAATCGCACTGGCTCAGATCGAAGTCAACAAAGCAGAAGCAGCAGGAAACTGGTTCCAGGCAGGATGGCGACCAGCTACAGGTTGGGTCTGCGTCCTTGGATTCTGCGTAAACTTCCTGATCTCACCACTAGCCTCTGGCTTTGGTGTGGACATTCCTCAAGCTGACACCTCCACTATGCTCCCTGTACTGATGGGTATGCTGGGCCTGGGCGGCATGAGAACCTACGAAAAGGTAACTAAGAATGGGTAAGATACTCGACTTCCCTGAGAAGCCAGACCTCGCCAAGCTGTGCGAAGAGTTTGATACCATAGTCGCTATCTGCGTATCACCTGATACCATCCAAGTAGTCAGCAATATGTCAGACACTGACATCCTTTACAGCATGGAGATAGCCAAGAACGAGCTAGTCCAAGCGTACTACCAAGTGGACGAAGAGATCCACTGATGCAACTCCAATACTTTGACATCGCAGAGTTTGACTGCCAAGAGACTGGCAACAACGATATGTGTCCATTCTTCCTGGAGAAGTTGGACGAGCTGCGTCATAGATGTGGCTTTCCGTTCAAGATTACCAGCGGGTATCGTGATCCCTCGCACTCCATCGAGCAGCGCAAAGTAAAGCCAGGCACTCACGCCAAGGGTATTGCTGCTGACATCCACATCAACAGCGGATCAGAAGGCTATGTGATTGTTAAGAACGCCATGGAGATGGGCTTCAATGGCATAGGAATTGCAAAGACATTCATCCATGTGGACACTCGCTCCAACATCCCTGTCATCTGGACTTATCGGTAGCGTCTAGTCTTCTTTGCTGCGCCCTTGGGCTGTGCTGAGAACTGCTTACCAGCCTTCGTATCCTTTCTCTTCTTCCTAGTGGTAGCTGCGTACTCTGATGCGCTCATGGCTTTGATAGCCGCGCTGGGTAGGTATCGCTCCCCTGTAGCCTTTGGCCCCTGGGTGCTTGGCTTGCCGGACTTGGTTCGCCACTTCTGCTTGCCCCAGTCGAGCAGGGACTTCTGCGGTTTACGCATTAGTTGGTGTAGCCTCCACCCTTGGCCTTGTAACGCTTTGCCAACATCTGAGCCTTACGCGCAGACCACTGCCCAGGACGACCTCCCTTGCCCCCAGCCTTGATAGCCTCGAACAAGTTCTTCCGCATGGTGGGCTTGGTGTAGTTACCCGCTTCGTTTACTCTGGACTTCTTCTTCATTTGGAGAGCATCGACTTCTTTTTCTTCTTGCCATACGACATCTTCATGCCAGTGCGCTTGGCTTCTTTCATCGCTGCTGCTTTACCAGCGGGAGTGTATGCGTAATGCTTGCTACCTACTTTGGGCATGGGATTTACCTTAACTCAATAGAGACTTCTTTTTCTTTTTGTGGCGGTTGGCAAAGTTTCTGGCTGCTTCCTTGCTTCCAAATCCCCAAGCACTCAACGCTAACTTCAGTCGAGTAGGTCTACCTTTCT